ATATTTCAGATCAGGCGATTGATTGTGATAAAAATTATAAACTTGTTAAAGAAAATATTACTCCAGATCTTACTACATGTGATGGAATATGTCATGTAGATGACAACGGAGTTCGTAAAAAAATTGGAGGTACAAATAAAATAAGACGTTCTGGGAGTACAATAACAAAAAAAGGTTATTATTCATCAAGATCTCAATATTTAAAATCAAGATGTAAAACATATGAACAAAATAATATGAAAGGTCGTGTTCACAATAAAGATAAGAATTTATTCAAAAGTACAACATGTCCAGAAGAAATATGTAAGCACGTAGTATATAAAAACAGTAACCCATCACATAATCAACAAGGAAGCGTTACTGCGTCTGCACAAATTCTTAAAAAGAAATACGACGCTCGTACGAATCATGGAGTTACAATGAAATCTGCATATGGCATTGCCCCATTGGCAAGGAAACCATATTATGAAAATACAACCGATTACGATTATAAAATATACAAAATAAATCCAAATAAGGATGAATGTGAATATAAATCATGCTACAATTAAACAATATTTTCATTTATTGGCATATTATATTTTTTACACCATTTTATACATTTCATAATATTTTGATTTTGAATTTTCTCAAGTTTATCATCGCTTGTTTTATCATTTATTAAATTCATTGTATATGAAATATTTTCGATCTGTTGCTGTCCAAATATATAATTTATTTCTTCTAACTTTGTTTTAAAATAGTCACTAATTGGTTTTTGCAATATGCTCATAATTTGATTTGATTCTACATTGTGAAATGATTTTGTTAATTTATTCACAATCTTATCTATATTTTTTACCATTCTAAAATTTTTGCAAATAATATATTTTTCAGAATTTGCAGTACGACTTGTATATGGTTTCATAAAATGAACTTCTTCGTACAAATAACATAATATGTATATGATTTCTACCATAACATTTGAAAAACAATCAAATACTTTCAATACAAATGATCCACCTTTTTTTTGAAGAACAATCGCATATATTATTTCAGAAATAATAAGATTTATCGAAGATTCTTCTTGTGCATTAAAATCTGCGCTGTAATCAAACCCACCATCGCCTGTTATAAAATCGATTGAATGTAAAAATGAATTCTGAAGAAATAAAAGATTATGTTTAAAATATAAATTTCCATCATTTTTTGGACCATAAATAACCTTAACATTCTTATTTTCATTCAAAAAACTTGTTGCCTTTTTCCACTTTGGTACATCATCTTTGTTATCCATTAATGTGATACCATAATATTGATCATGTTTACATTTTCTATAATTACAGAGTGCCTCTATAAATCCACCAGGTCCTTCTGCAAGATGAAAACTTGTCATATGTTCAGGAAAAGAAAAATTAAAATTATTCAAAATTTCAACCATTTTATAATAAGATCTTGATATTGGATGATATGAACAAACTGAAATATTTTTGTTATTATATGACGTAGTTGTATTTATAAATTCATAATTATTTGTATACTTTTTATATTTATCCCATTCTTTTACTTTTTTATCTATTTCCTTTTTAACGTCATGTAAATAACTTCTTAACGATTGATTGATATATCTATACTTGAAATCTCTTTTTTTTGTTGTATTTATAGAACTATAAACGATACTAATATCTTCATCGTAGATAATATTAATAAAATCTGACAATAGATAACTGGACATAAATATATTTGATTTAAATCTTTATGCCATTTTGTAAGATTTTATTTTAACTCGACTTTTACATTTAGGTTTTCAGCAAATCCAATATCATCATTCGATTCATCTGATTCAACACCCATGTAATAATTATATGTTCGTTTTACAGATTCAAAGGATAAATTGCCTGTATTTTGAAATATGAAGTAATTATTCAAATATGAAATTTGCTTTTCTTCTGCGGTCATTTTAAATTCTTTGTTGAATTTATCATTGAATATTTGAAAATTTCCAATCGAAGGCATTGGTTTGCCTCCTTTACTTGATTTTATGTCAGGATTTGGTGTAAACCCATAATCTTTCATAACTTTGATAAAATATTCAAAATTAACAAGATATTCATCAAAGTCTCTGTTAATACTTTCTTGATAAACATTAATTTTTAAACCAATACAGCTATCATCCGCTTTAAGCTCATTGTCTTCAGTATCATTATATTTCTTTTGTATATGCCATATTTTTCGGGTGTTTATATAAAGTTCTTTTTTCTCATTATAATCAACATCTTTTAACATGTTAAATACCTTCTGTCCATCATAACATGTTCCAATAAAATATCCACCAGATTTGACATGTAGCGCAACATTTCTTAGAAACTTATGTAATGTCTCTTTGCTTTCAAACATATAGTGAATTGCAAATTGAATAGATCCAACATCAAACTTGTTTTTAAATATTCCATAATTCTTATATAAGAACTCACTCATATTCTTTGTTCTTTTACCATTACCAAGAAGTGCATCATAAATATCTCGGGTTTTGTTATCATATGCAAACTCACCATTATCCAAAAGCTTAGATGAATCACCTTTGATAAACATACAAATAGGTGTTTTTCTTTTAGAATTATTCATATTAAGGTAACGAGCACATGCTCCGTCAAATCTATTATGAATGTTATCTTCTGAAATATCTATCCCAAGTACAGAATGAAATTTTAAATCAATCCATTTTGGAATATCGCCCCCCTTACCTACTGCGAAATCAATAATACTTGTTTTATCGCTTTTATTTACAAGTTTAAATAATATCTTTTTTACTATTTTATTATGGAAGTTTCTAAGCTGTTTTGTCATAGACTCGCCTCCATTTCTATCATAATATACTCCATCATCATACTTTTCTTCTATTTTATTATTTTGTAAATATTCATTATAATTAGTTAGTAGTTCAACCGTTACAGGATGATGAATAGAATGCCAATTTGAATTTGCAACATGATATGCATTTCCGAACTTATTCCTATATTTCTTATATTCATTTGTTTTATCATGACGAATGCGAAGAGGAACCCATCTTGAAAATTTATCTTCATTCTCTTTTTCATATTTAAATTCAATAATCGTGTCATCTTCAATAACCTCGTTTTCATCTGTAAACATTTTTAGATCTCCAGATGAATCTGGTTTTAGTTCCATATGACATATATGTGCTTCTGGATCATATGGTGCAGTAGGATAAAAGTATTCTGCTTTATATTTTCCATTCGTATAATTTGATTGCTTAAGTTTCATGTCAAGCATACTTTGTTGCGGGTTAACGTATCCATGACCCTTTTGTCCTTCACTAAAACCGACTTTCAACAACAATGTTTTATATTGAACAATCCTTGAATCGGGAAGAACTTTAGAATCAATATTCACATTCCTTGTATTTTTACTTTTTTCAACTTCTACAAGGAAATCAATTGTATTATATTCAGGAGGCTTCCATTTAAAACTATGATCCCAAGTATGAATATGATTTTTCAATTCACTATCTGTAGGGGTAAGACCAACACCAAGATGTGATGAAGTAAATATAAGACCATCTGTATTATACGGGAAATTTCCAAGCTCTTGCTTTTCGATGATAAATTTACATGCATCAAATATACTCTTTCCAGATACATTGCTAATTCCCTCTTTAAAATCTTTAAGATGTAGTTTCATATGATAATATTTATTTTTACTCTCATAATTGAAGAATTTTGAAATTGAACGTTCGTTATTAAGAAGAATATCCAAAATCTTATATCTTGCAATAACCTTTCCTTTATCTTCATCATCGCTTTTTTTTCTTCTTATGAAAGGGAATTCTCTGTAATCCTTATTTCTAAGAAAGTAAATATCAAATGCCGCATATAGGTTAATATAATTATTATCCTTATCATAAAGAATATGTTCACCGTCAAATAATGTATTTGCAAATGTAGAATCTTTATTTAATCGAATACCAGTATATTGAACTTGCATATTTGTGTTTATCAAATATAGTTTATAATCATCATTAATAAATAGTAGTTTACGTTCACCATCTGCCTTATCTGTAACACAAAATCCATCTTGAATATTGACATCGGAGGATGATTCATCTTTAATCACATTTTCAACCTGAAGTGTCATAGACGACGGACCGATAAAATACCGTGTAATTTTATTTCTTGGATTATTAAAATCAAAATCATTAACGCCAAATAGTTTTAAATAATTCAACAATACGGATTCCTGTTTTGGATATGAAATTGGGAAATTAGTTTCTTGAATACCAGACATGATAAATTTAATTGTTTGTTTCAATTGTTTACTAATTGAATCTTGATCAAATGACTTTTTGTCTACATTAATCAGTTCAATCTCAATTTCATAATAGTAATCTTTAATTTTATCCGAAACAAGATCTTGAAATACTGTACTACGTTTCTTATTTTTTTGTACCATACTAAGATCAACCCTTATATTTGGTAATTTTGAACATGTCATCGAGGTTCGTTGAATATAACGTAAATTTGATGTTATATTATCTACACTATTAACAACAATTCTAACCCGTGAATCATTTTCGTTGATCTCCTGTTCGCGTTTCATTGAAACTCTAAAGTTCATATCTTCATTAAAGTATAGATTTTCAACACCGTCAAGGTTATCTTTGCTGACAAATCTATGAGGAACATCCGCAATATTTTCTGAACCACAATATGTTTTAATGTCTTTTAATGAATCAATTTCACAACGCAGACTTGGAATATCTTCAAATGATAATCTCAACATATAATCATCAAATGACTTCTCAAAGTTATTTTGAATGAGTGTCTTGAAAGTATTTTCAAAATGACGCTTTGTTACTGAATACTTTTTTGATCCAAAACGAACTTCAAACTCAATATGGTCAAGAACATTCATATTATTTTTCTGAATTTGGCTTTCATATAGAGCTACAAGTGAATTTATATTCATATTTGGTAACTGGGTTGAATCGCCATTTTTACGAGACACATTAGATGTATACTCGTTTCTATTTTGAGCCATTGCCATATTCTACTATAATATTAAATTACATTTAAATAATGAAACTATTTCAATTTTATTTATTAATATGATAAAAATGACGAATTTATTACATGTTTCATAATAGATGCATAATAATCTTTCTTTCTCATTTTGTCAAGAGGAGTTAATAGCATTTTATCAAATATTTCTTTTAGATCATCAAGTTTATAATGAGATATGCTATAAATAGGTTTATTTAAATTAGATATATTAAATCTATTTTCTTTTATTGTTTGGATATATGTTATATCCTTTTCATAAAAATTAGACTTATCACGAATACAATAAACTACACAAGAGTCATTATTTATTTTTTCATAAAAACAAGTATCATCATAAATTAACACATTTAATTTAAAATACTCGCATAACAAATCCAAAGAAATTATATTAATATTATCATCATACGAAATATTGTTCAATACATTATCTATATTTTTATACTTAAAGTTATCTTCTTGGATTTTTTCTACAAATTTTAATTTCAGTTCTTTTTCATATTTTCTATTGTATTCATAATCAAAATTATGATTCATGACTACAAGAAGGTTAAAAAATAATTTATCATAATCTGTATTAATTTTATTTTTAGAATATTTCTGCTTGTATGTTTTATTATTCAAATCAAATTGTTTTCTTGGAAAAAAATAACAATATGAATCAATATTTACATTATTGAATGATAAAAAATTATTATCACCAAATTTATAACCAAACCCTTTTTGAATTGGTACACTCATATTTATCATACTTCTGACGAACTTTTAATATGTTTTTTTAAATCTTCTTTCTTACATTCAATCTCACTAAGTTCTTTCTTCTTCTTTTCAACATAATCGATATACTTTTTTATTTCTTCTATTACATTTTGTGGAGTAGATGTTAAATCAATAAAACAACCATTATTATTTTCAGTTATTTCAACATTGTTATTCTTTAATATTGACAAAATTTGAATATGATCATCTTTTGACATACTATCAATTGTTTTTGTTAATTGTGTCAAATCTTTATAATTCATTATTGATTAATAATGAAACAATGTTTATATTTATTCATTAATTATTTCTCCTAATACACTGATATATTCATCATTAATTTCATATCGTGTTCCAATAACCTTTACTTGTACACTATCACCCTCTTCATAATTGTCAATATCAACATTTGAATTGTGCTCTCGACTAATAAATACAACAACCGGGTTTTCATCTTTTGCAACAATTGCTTTAATTCCAATTTTTGTTACAGATTCTACCATGCAATTAATAAGCATATCTTCATATGGATAACATACCAAACATCTAAATACAACATGAAATGTCACATCTGATCCGTCTACGCTTCCAAATGTATGTGAAATAATTTCGCTTGATCCTGATTTCACATATCCTTCTTTTAAACATTTTCCTTCAAAATTTTTATTGATTTGATACATAAGTTGATCAATTAGGGTTGCATTAATAAATTTGAAAGGAAGTACAATTTTTCGTTCTAAAATCTCCGTATGAAACAACTGAGAATGCTTATTTTTCTTTTTTGAAATTTTAATGCGTTCTTGTAGAAGTGATTTTTCCATGTTATTGTTGATAATACTACTATATAAAAGTATTAATATTTAATTCAATTTTTTATTTTTTTTGAAAATAAATACTCATGTGTAGTCAAAAAGTGACGTCTATTATTTGCTTTAATAATATCTAAATAACGCATTAACATTTCTACTAACATAACTAAATGAGGTATCTTATTCATTTTCATAATATTATTAGGAACGGAATTTATACCTAATACAATTTCAATCATTTTAAGAACATCTTTTTTACCCTTTTGTTCAACATAAAATCCACTTGAAACTACACCACGTAATGGGCCTTTCGCTTTTAACATTAATCTATTTTCTTTTTTGTATAATTCCATATATGCAACAAAACTACTTTGGTTTGGTAATGTAAAGCCAATCATACTCATTATTTCTTGTTTGAATTTAGTATAATCTTGTTTTTGCGCAACTTCTAATGTATTTGACTCGATTGAATCATCATAATAATAAATATCTAATGGTACTTTTTTAATTAATTCTTTTATATTCGCCAATACTACAAAGGTTTTAGAATTTTCTTTATCTTCCAATAAATAAGGTTGAAAATATTTTAACGCAATTATTTCATATTCATTAAGATTATCGCTTTTATTATTTTTTAGTAAGTAATATAAATATTTCAATAAGTTATCACGTTCCATTGTTTCTATCATATGTTGCATAAGAATCTCCTTCATGATTGTTTCAAATGTTTCATCAGTATTTGTTAATAATGATTTTAACATTTTGCTACAATATGTGTATAACTTATAAAAATCTCTCTCCTTTTTTAGTTCTCTTGTTGGAATTTCTATTGTAGAACGCTGGATCATATCATTTACTTCGTCTACAATATTCGATTTATCTGATTCGGGTAAATTATCTACAGCATTGGTTCTATTTATACTATTTGCTTTACGGTCTTCTTTTTTATGTTTAATCAATAATTTCTTAACCTTTTGTTGTATCGGCTTAGTTATTTCATCAATCATAACTTGACTTAATCCAAATTCTAATGGCTGAAAATATACATATGTATTTACTTGTCTCAATACACCTTTCCTCATATATTTATCGAGAATTACGAAATTTTCATCAGATGTCATCATATTTAACGAATGCATTATTTCTTCAACTTGTATATTTTTATATTTGCCCATGATTAATGAAACTAATTCATCTTTTTTATATAAACTTTTTTTTAAAATTAAACGTTTTATTTCTTCAATAATATTATCATTTTCTAAAAATACAACGTTTAATGATTTAGTATCAAGCTCAGTATTATTTGATAAAACGTTATTACATTTAAAACTACAAGAATCCATATAATCACATTGCGATGAATATACTTTATCACCAACATTTATTTT